CAATCCCGACACGTACCTGTCCGCTGTAAACAGTGTTCTATCTGCCATAGGTCAGGCACCTGTGTCCGAAGTAGATATGAATAACCCTGAGGTTATGATGATCCTTCAGATTGTCAAAGAAGTATCTAAGGATCTACAGAATGAAGGTTGGATCTTTAATACTGAAGAGCGGTTGTGTTGGCAACCTGATGCAGATGGATACATACCCATCCCCAATGATGTTCTAAGACTAGACATTAGCGATGGACAATACATTAAGAATACAGATGTAGTCAGACGACCAGGAGCTAAACCTGTTGTCGATTCACCAACACTAAAACCTAAATCGAAGAGAAAGAAATGCGACTGTTAAAGATTGGTAGTAGAACTTGCCCAGCATGTACTGCAAACAGAAGGTTTGATAAGGATATTGCTTGGCAGTTAGGATATGATCTAGTTGATATCTATAAAGGTACAGCAGATTATAATGCAATACAAAGTGTACGAGAGAGGTTCACTAAGAATGGTTATAAGTTATCGTTTCCAACCTATGTGTTTGTTGATGATGAGCTGAACCTATTAGGTTCTGTGTCTGATGTAAGCACACCTACGATGTTTAAGTCAGCACTGACAGCTTGTCTTAAGAGAAGCCCCAAACCTAAGAGTGATGTTGACTGTGTGCCAAAAGGTGAGCAGTGTGGTGCAGCTAACTTTGAGAACTGGATCATCCTCACTGGTGAAGATGGTCATGTAGTTCGCTATGACAAGCGGGAGGAAAGAGACTGTAAGGCTTTCGGCTCAGGTATCGAACCACTACACAGAAACACTAAGTACAACTATCAGTTGTTTAGTAGCTTTGCTGACCCTGGGCAACCACCAGGTACTGGAAGAATTCTACATAGGATCGTTAATGATGGTCGTAAGTTGGAGATGGAAGAGTCCGATGACATGGACTTCACTGACCTAACTATTGAGATGGCTCCAGGTTATGGAACCTTTCAACAGACCGGTGACGATACAGGTATTCTTACTGTTCCTGAAACCTGTGGAGATTTTGGTGGTCTAGATGATCACGATTGTGCTGAGAATGGTGGTACGCCAGATGGTTGTACACCTACAACAGTACTGACTGAGATGAATGATGTACCTAGGTTCTATACAAGTATATGGGACAGGGCAAAGATATCATCCGTAGCTGTACTAAACATCTTTGATGATCAAGAGCACCGTATAGTAATTGAGTTCAACAGGAACGTCTGTGATCTACCTGACATTGCCAATAGTTTCTGTCTATGTTCTGACAGGACAGCAGCTGGTGGTCAGATCATGGAGGTTAATACCGCTGATGTTGAACAGTTAAGTGAGACTGTATTTGATTACTTCTTCTATGGTGTTGTTGATCAAGAGACTGGACTAAAGGATAAAGCCTTTGTTCCTGCCTGTCTTACGTTCTACTGCTGTAACAATGGTGGTGGTGGTAACGGTTGTGAAGATGGCAGACCTGATGGAAACATTGACATTGGAGATGGTGATGGAGATGGTCTAGGAGATTGCGATAAGCGACCTACACCTGAGCCTGTACCTGGGTCTAATGATCGTAACCCTGTCTATCTATATGACAGGTTGAATCATACCTATATCTTCTGTTGTCCTATCAAGGCTGATGTAACTTGGTTACTTCCCTTTGATGCTTTACCTCCTGTATTCCAGAGATACATCACAGCAGTTTCCTCAGTGAGAGCAGCTGCACAGATGATCGATAACCCGCAGCTATTCCAGCTACTAAAAGACAGAGAGAATACATTGAGGATGGAATGTATGAACTATGAATTAGAACAGGGTGATCTTAACTTCTTAAATCAACCTGATCATTCTACATACCTTAGCTATCAAACTATGCAAACATTAAATAGATAAATATGGCTAGCGTTTCACAAGTAATCCCGAATTATGTTCAGGGTATGTCACAACAACCGGACCAACTAAAGGTACCGGGACAGTTAAAAGATTTAGTCAATGCCTACCCTGACGTAACACGTGGATGCATGAAGCGTCTAGGGTCTAAGAAGATTGCACAACTAGGTTCCGCTCCTGACGGAACTTGGTTTGCTATTGATAGGGGACGTGACCCTGCAAATCAATACATAGGTAACATCAGCTCTGGGTTCTATACAGGACAAGTACAGATCTGGAACATGTTAGGACAGGAGATGAATGTCCTGTACTCTCCTGAACCATATGATGATCCAGAACGTGAGGGTAGGCCTGGACTACTGTCTAGGTATCCTACTAACTACACCTACCTAGTACCTGATAGGAACCCTTTATACAATCCTAACTCAGATAGGAATCAATACGATAAGTATAAGAAGTTAAAAGTATTTCAAGGTGACGGTAAAGTCTTTGTCTTGAACGATCAAGTAGTTCCTAAACTAACTGCTGATGATGTCAACGATGATGAGATGTGGCATGAAGCATTCATCAGCCTTCGTCAGGTCCAATACCAAAGAGACTACCTCTTGGCATTTGATGACCCAATGAAGAATGATGCTGATGAGAACATCTCATGGGACTACGCTAAAGGTATTAGCGATGTACGATTCGTAGAAGGCGATCCTAACAAGAGGAAACCTTTTGATGAAGATGAAGTTGGAATTGTTTGTGACTTAGCAATGAGTTATCAAACTGCCGACTTGAATGCAGATGAACTAGAAGCAGGTGGAAAGATCCAACTAGTTTCTAGTAGTAATCCTGATGGTGAAGACCTAAGGATCAGTCTTGAAGTTGTCTGTATTGCACAGCAGAAGGTATGGAGGAATCATAATAATGATCCTGCACAAACTGAATACCAGTGGCAAGCTGACTACACTCCACGTCTACAACTAATTAATGGTGGAAGAAACTGGAAGGATGGTGACATGATTGTCATCAAGTACCAGGCTGATTCCCAAGAAATCGATAGTGATTGGCGTAAGTGGGGTACTAAAGACGGTTGGGTACAGATGAGCTTCAGGATCGGTGGAAGTGGTTCACAAAGTATCCAGGCTGATATTGGCTACATCTCTGTCAAGACTGATGTCTCTACTGGTGATGAACAGATTCCATTTGCTAGTGGTAATGACATTATCAGTGGATTCTGTTATGCATTAGAAGCAGCGGGTGCCTTCCCACTTAAGTATGACGAGGAAGGTAATGAAGTTGTAGGTGAGAATATGTACACCGAACCTGATACTGTTACTGTGTCATTTGGTGGTAGTGGTGATGAACGAGTCACTGAAGATGTAGACGGACCTGATGATAATAGAGAGAAGTTCCTAGAAGGAATGGATATTAGATTCAAACCTGTAGGTAATGGTATCTACATGCAACGTCGTGCTAACAGGAATAACGGTGAAGCATCCTTCAACCTAGTAACACCTGAAGAGCAGCTGTTCAACCATATGTCCACTAAGGAGAGAGGTGAATGGTACTCAGTTGTTAATACTGTCACACGTCTTCCAAACCAATGCCGTCATGGCTACTTGGTACAGATTGCTAACTCTGATTCAGAGGATGATGATTACTACCTGAGGTTTGAAGGTAACACTGACACTGATGGTGAAGGTGTATGGCGTGAGACTGTAAAGCCTGGTCTAAAAGTAGGACCAGTGTTTAGCACCATGCCACATGAGATCATCCGTATCGATGATACATCCTTTGTCGTTACTCCAATCAAATGGCAGAAGCGTGAGGTAGGTGATGAAAACACAGCACCAACTCCTTCTTTCTTACCTATTAAGGGTGGAGAGTCACGAGGCTTTCTCCGATCAATTACAGGCATGGCCTGGTATAGGAATCGCTTTGTCTTAATGGCAGACAAACATGTCTGTTGTTCTGTTGCAGGTGATTACTATAACTTCTGGCCTAAGACTGCAATGACAAGTAGTGAGGATGATCCTATTGATATCCAAGCTGCTGGTGAATTCCCAACACCAATAACACAGTCCATGGAGACTACGGCTGGCTTGGTGATGTTCACTAAGGAAGAGCAGTTTCTGTTTACTACAGATGCTGACATGCTCAAACCTAACAGTGCAAAGATAATGTCACTGTCTAGTTATAACTGCAACCCTAACGTACAACCTATCAAGATAGGACAGAACATTGGATTTATATCTGATGCTGGTCTTAATGATAAGTTCTTTGAGATGTCTGGTGTTAGTAGAGAGGGTTCAGAACCTAGTGTTGTTGAACTATCAAAGCTAATTGAACCACGACTTGCTGATAACAATCAGTTACTAGCTCATTCAAAGAGCAACATGACTGTATTCATTGGTAAGTACTGGGATCCTGAGTGGCTACAAGCTCCACAGAACACCACTGAGGTGACCTGTGAGGGCACTGAAGTTAACCCTTGGGCAATGTATGAGGCAGAGCAGATTAGAGAGGTGTGGGGCTATAAATACTACGACAACGGTAGAGAACGAGTTCAGTCAGCATGGTTCCGATGGGTCTTTGATTGGCCTATTTGTTTCCACGTCTGTATGGATGATAACTACTACCATGTAATACACAACGGTGGTGATACAGAGCTAAGAGTAATCGGCATGAAGCATGAAGATAACTTGATGGCTGCATACTTAGATGGTCACTACAATCAGATGCTACCTGGCAACTGTTTCTATGAACAGGATGGTAACACTATATTCCCTATCGAAAGTGAGTTTCATCGTAATGATGAATGCTATTACTTTGAAATGTATAACATCCATGATGCTATTAAGGAATACACTTGTGGTGAAGAATACAAACCAATCTACTCTGGTTATAGTAAGCTCTTCAATAGTGTAGATGAAAACAACTGTGAAATTAAGTGGGCAGTATTGCCTGGTAACTGGTTAGACGTATGTGGTGAAGAGATTGACCCTACTGATCCAAATAGTCCTTACCGCTTATTAGTTGGTAAGACATTTGACATGGTTGCTATCTTCCCTACTATCTATGTCACCAAAGCAGAAGGAGATAAGTCCCGATCTAAGTGGGATCCAAACCTAACCTTACATAGAGCTAAGTTTAGTGTTGGTAGACCTGCTACCTATCAAATACATATTAAACGTAAATCAAGGGATCCAGTGGTTAAGTTCCACGATGTAGATTTCCCATACCCACGACAATCTGAGGAAGACTTTACGCAACCTATTTATATGCGTAATGATGAGATCCAGATGAAGATGGTATGTGGTGATCCGCATGGAGGGATTCTCTATTCCATGCAATGGGAAGGAGACTTCAATCCCAAATGGTATAAGTATGTCTGAATTTATTCATCCAATAACTATGGAGGCTGCCTACGAGGTGGCCTCGAACCTACGCCCCGAAGACCTAGAAGAGGTAGTTGAGGGGCATGGTTTAAATCCAATCATTGATATTCCACTATCTTGTCTGCATGGTGACAATGTGTATTTCACAGTACCAGACGGCAGGATTGCTGGACTGGCTGGTGTACAGGACCACGGACAAGTGTGGATGTTAACTACACCCGCTATACATGACTTTCCAATTACCTTTGCTAGAGAAGCCAAGCGTTTTATAGACGCTAGGACTGAGCCTAGGTTATGGAATATTGTATATGCACAAAATACAGTTCATATAAAACTTCTCAAACATCTTGGTTTCAAGTTTGGAGGGGAGTTTCCTTATGGACCTTTTAATCGTCATTTTATTGAGTTTCAAAAATGTGTGCCCCCGCAGCATTAGGTATTGCTCAGGCTGGTGTAGGACTTATGGGAGCCGCTGGTTCCGCACAATCCGCATCAGCATCAGCAGCCGCCCAGAATGCACAAATCTCTGCACAGAATACGCAGAACAAGATCAACTATAAGTATAGGAATGCTCAACAAACTAATGAGTGGACCAATACCCAAGAACAGTGGAGAGCAAAGAAGAGTCAATACAGTGAGCAACTGTATGAGAATCGTGATTCCGTTGGTAAAGCCTATGGTGCTGCATCAATGGCTAACGAGAAACTATACAGAGACTTCCTTGGTCAATCACAAAGTATCAGGATGCAGCAACTAGCTGCTTCTACAGGTACTGGAGAGACACGTGGTAAGACAGCTGATAGGTTGTCGAAACTACCTGCAGCACAAGCTGGTATGCAGATGGCAGCTGCTAGAGACAACGTGAAATATGCACAGGATAATATTAAGTTCGCTAAACATGAAGCACAAGATCAATACGCTAAACAGAACCGTGAGAACTGGAGAGCAGTATCTATTGCTCCTAAGCCAGGTATGAGAGCACCTGCACTAATGCAACAGGCTGGTGTCGCTGGTCCTAGTGGACTGGGAGCTATGGCAGATATTGGTGGAGCACTTCTTGGTGGATTTAAAACATTCAATTCACTTAAAGCTCCAAGCATTACTCCATGGGGTGGACCAGGAGGAGGAGTTACACCCTCAGCAAACATAGGTGCCTTATCAATTGGTCAGGCAGCAACATTTACTCCAGGTAGTATCGCATGAAGTATCAACCAACACCTGATGCTCCAGGTTCAATTCAATTCAAACCAAAACAGATTGGTTCTATAGCAGAACAGCTAGAACAGCAGAATTCTAGAGATCGTAGAGACATGGAAGTTGTTAAAGCAACCATGGATCAGAACTCTGAAACTGCAAAGCGTAACGCTAAGAACCAAGAGTTCAATAACAAGATGAAGGATAAGGAGTTTCAAAAACTCATGACCTTCTCTAAGTCATTGATGGAGTATGGAGTTGAGGAGCAGAAGAAAAAGAATGAAGGAGAGATGCAGGAGGGTATTGCTATGGCATACACCGATGGTCTCTCTGAAGAAGAAACACAAGGTTTAGAGAACTTTGAAGCACAACTAGCTTCTGATGATCAGGAGACACAAGCTGCTGGTGGTCTGGTCTTTGAACAAACAGGTAACTATGAAGTCTCCAGCCGTGTCAAAAACCTATCAGGTTGGAGACAGTACGGATATCAACAAGGTATGGCTCAGAGGGCAGGAGAGGAGTACTCAGGGTACGTCTCAGCTGCTATGCAGAATGATACTGAAACAGAGATAACTGTTGACGGTAGAACCTTCACTCCAGCTACTGCTAATGGAGCTGCAGAAGTACAAGCTGCTATGGCTGCTGTAAGGAATAACTTTATCAAAGAGTATGGTCTCATTGGAACTGATGTAGCTGTACTAAATAAGTATGCCTTCCCCAGCATGAGGAAAGCAGAGTCATCTTTGTCACAGGAATTCAATGAACGCTATGCGTCAGATGAATCTTATGCTGAACAGCAAGAGGCTATGTCTACGTTCCAAGCTGATGGTAACTTCGGTGCATTAGTACAACGTCTATCTAATACTCAAGATGACAGCGGTAAGCGTCTCGGTAACAGAGGTGCTCACAAGATGGCAAAGGAATATCTTTCTGCATCAATTGCTAATGGCAATATAAATGAGGATCAGGCTAGAGCTATTGAAGGCCAGCGTGTACCTTGGGATAAGAAAGGTAGAACCTTTGGGGAGTTATATCCTAACCTTGCTAGAGATGCTATTAGAGAAGCTAACAAGTTCGATAGAGCAGAAGCACAGCTTGAGAAGGAAGCGATGGATGAGGCTATGTCTGCTAGAGAAGCAGAGCTTTATCAGGAGATTATGGATAACTCTGGTAAATATACCAAGGATGATATTGAAGCCTTTCAGAAGGAATTCTTTGAGACCTTTAAACAGAAGAGTGATCTCCTATCTGATGCTGCTAAGAACTACTCAGCTGATGCTCAACAACAAAAGGAGCAAAGGGAGTTCTTACTAGAACTACAAGCAACAGGAAGGCTACTACCACGTCACTTGAAGGGTATACACCCTGAGATTGCACAGCAGTTCTCTGGCTCTGCCCAAGCTAATAAGCAGGCTAGAGGCCCTAGCGGTAGCTATAAGAAGTCACTTGACGCTATTGCTCATACTGTTAAGAAGGCACGTGGTGACACGACTGGTGAGACTGGAGCACTGATTCCAACTCAGATGATTATTGCTGACTTACAAGATAAGTTCCTTGCTAAGGTTGCACAGAACGTTGCTAATAATGTTCCAGGTGCAGAACAGCAAGCACTACTAGACATACGCCGAGAGTTTATTGAAGAAGGTGGTACACCTGAGAACCCTAATACCGAAGGTAAGTATTACTACGACCCTTCGGGAAGAGATAACTACTTACGTCAGCTACAGAACGACCGTTCAGATGTTGTTGGCGCAACCAAGAGATTCCGTGATCTTGTAGGTACTGTAGGAACTGCAAAAGCTCTTGCCAGTCCTGGTCTTATCTTTAATGAGAAACAGTTACTTAAAATGGAGAAAACTTATGGTTCTCCAGACTTTGAGATACCTGCTATCGCTACCTACATCGCTAGTGAATACAACGTAGACGCTTATCAAGTTATTAATGAGCAGCGTGCAGCGTTAGGCATGGAACCACTTGAATCTGCCTCTGCAGATATCGTCAGTGGCATGACGCCAGCTGGTAGAGCACTACTAAATAAATTCAAGTCACAGAACAGATCTATCCGTGCTTACTCAAGTGAGCTAGGTGATGGGTTCAGGCCTGAGATGAATCAGTATGGTGACATTATCCAGCAACACGCTACGACTCATGGTGTCGAGCCTGCTTATGTAGCAGCAATGATCGAGATCGAGAGTG